CGGCGTGTGGGAAGGCGCGCCCGTCCTGAATTTGACCACCGGCCAAGCGTTGCCTCAAGGATATTTTGTGCAAGCGCAGTCCTTTACGCAGCAATCTTCGGGAGATCGCGCGGCGCGTAAGGCCATGACAATTTACGCCGCGATTCTTGAGGCAGGCGCGGTGCATAGCGTTATCGTTAACGTGAACGTGCAGTTATAGGGGAGAGCAAATGTTCGGACCTGTTCAGACTACATACAGCTTCAGGGATTTGACTGGAGTTCTAATAAACCCCATCCTCGACATTCCATATCAGCTTGTCGGCGGAAATATCGGCCTCGGCTCAATCACCATAAAAATGTTGACCGAGCGAGCCGACGTGCTGGTCGGAACCGATGGAAGTGTAATGCCCATGTATATCGCCGGCGCGAACGCCGAGATGACCATTGAAGTGCAGCAAACCTCCGACCTGCACCATGCACTTATAGATCTCTACAATCTCCTCGTGACTGCGGCGGACTGGAACAACGACGTGAGCTTCTGGGCGGCAACGACTATCAGCCTGCGAACGATCACGGACGGGACAGGCCACTACTTGACCGGAGTCATGCCTCGAAAGATCCCCGACAAGCCCTATGCTGCAAAAGGGCAAAACGTCACGTGGAACTTCCTGGCGGCGAATGCGATAACGCAATGACGCCAAAAACAAAAATCGTGGAGTTTTCCGGCACGCGCTATCAGGTGCGCAAGCTCTCTCCGGACGTGGGATCGTTCATTCTCGGCAAGGCCCTGATGGTCGGAATAAAGGCTTCCGAGGAAAGCGCCGCAAGCAACGGAGATGCCGTGGCCGCGCCGGACAAAGCCGCACCGGAAGACATGGCGCGCGCGATCGCCTTTTCGTTCGTGTTCCGTGGGGCCGATTTCGAGACGCATCGCTTCGTGCAGGGAAAATGCCTTGCGGTGTGCTCGAGGATGGAAAGCAAGGATGGCGGCCCCGAACTGCCCATGCCAATAGTGAACGATGCGGGCGCTTGGGCTATCCCTGAAATACGGGACGATGTCGCGCTGGTGATGCGACTAGAAGTTGAAGTGCTGGCATTCAATTTCACGGATTTTTTCGCCGTAGGGGGCCTGAATGCGATGGCGGGTCAGGTTTCAGCGGCATAGAGTTTCCGCCGAATCTGGATGGCTTTCTGTGGCGTCCCGTTCTTGCGGGGATGTGGATGCAGAAAGAAACGTTCGATGGAACCTACGATTTCTCGGACTTGGTCGCGGTAAATGACGTGCTCGACTGGAAAGAAGAGAACGAGCGGCGATACATAGAAAATGCCCAATCAGAACGTCATCGATGAATATCTCGTCAAGCTTGGATTTCAATCCGACTCGGTAAGTTATGCCCGCTTCGCGGCAGACCTGCGTGATGCTTCCGCCCTCGTTGACAACCAATTCCTTCGCATGGGCAAAAGCATTCTGGAATTCCAGTCCGCAATCATTGGAGCGTTTGCGGCTACGGGTGCCGCTGCTATTGGGATCGTCGACAAGACGGCGATGGCGGACCAGGAATACCGCTTGCTCGCTCTGCACATGTACACATCCCTGCCTGTAGCCCGCGAGCTGAAGGTTGCCCTAGACGCGCTGGGACAGCCGCTGGAAAACGTGATGTGGGACCCGGAACTTGCCGGACGTTTCCACCAGCTAGTGCAGGATCAGAGGACACTTACGCAGCAGTTGGGGCCGGGATTCGAGAATCAAATGCTCAGGATTCGCGACGTGCGTTTCGAGTTCACGCGCCTGGGAGTTGAACTGCAATACCTGTCAATGAATGTTGTTCAGGACCTCGCAAGGGCATTCGGAACGACCATTGATGGCCTGCTAGAAAAGATGCGCCATTTCAACGCGTGGTTTATCGCCAACATTCCATTTTTCGCGCAGGTTATTGCCACGAAACTGAAGCCCGTCTTGATCGACGTTTGGAACGTTCTTAAAAGCACGGGAGAGCTAATCAAGCAAATCGGCATCGACATATCGCAGCTTCCCATACAGAAGTTCATTCACGATATAGCCACATCCGTGATGGGACTGAACTCTATCGAGAGCGCCTTTGCCAAGATGGCCAGAGGCGACTTCAAGGGTTCATGGTCGGACCTGAAAGAGGCCAATAAACTGCTGGGTCCCGAAGGACAAGGACCGGCCCTATCGATCCTTCCAGGTTCTCCCATTGATGTTCTGCTTCATGGGCAAACGCACGTTTCTAAATCCTCGATACAGGCTGACATCGTTTCTCAGGCGAAAGCGCTCGGAGTGGCTCCGGAGTTGGCCCTTGCTGTCGCTCAAATAGAAAGCAATTTCCAGCAATTCGATAAATCCGGAAATGTGCTGACCTCGAATGTTCCAGGCTCTCATGCGGCGGGGATATTCCAGCTTCAGCCGGATACCGCGAAGATGCTAGGCGTCAATCCGTCCAGCATTGGAGAAAACGTATATGGAGGCGTGAAATATTTGAAGCAGCTCCTCGATAGGTATCACGATGTCGGTGCCGCTCTTCAGCACTACTACGGAAGCAAGAATCCCGCCGAGAATGCGGCATATGCCAATCGCGTTCTCCAGGCCGAAGCGACTATTAATGTCACGGTGAATGTGGCAAGCAACGCCGATCCTAAAAAGATAGCCACGGAAACGGCCAAGGCGGTCGCGGCCACTCAGAACCAACGCACCCAGAGGAACATCGCCGAATTCCAGACGCCCGGATGGAGCTATTAGATGAGTTCCGGTGCTACGTGGCGTCCCCCGCAATGGCAAACGACATCCGCGTCCAAGGTGCTGATTACATTTCCTGGACAAGGAAACGCCCCGCAATATAGCGGGACGGCTGGATCGAATGCGACACTTCCGGCCACGCAGACCTTGTATGCGTTCGATGCCGAATTCGAGATTGAGCATCAGCAAGAACTGCGCAGAACAGAGCACCCGGTACAGACTGGCGCGAGCGTTTCCGATCACGCCTACATCGTTCCAGCGCGCCTTGTTTTGGATGTGGGGATGTCCGACGCGATGGACGCCTACTACAACCCGACTACCTGGTCAGGCTCGACATCAAAAAGCGTTTCCGCATACCAGACAATGCTGGCCTTGCAGTTCTCGCGTATTCCTCTATCGATCACAACCAAGCTTCGAACCTATCAAAACATGGTGATTGAGGCGCTGACGCCGCAAGAGAGCGCAAAAACCATTGCTGGACTTAGGATGCGTGTCGAGTTTGGACAGATTTTCATGGCCGATGTGTCGATGCCAGCAGTAAGCGCGCGCAGTCAGGATACCGACACAACCAACCTGGGTTCATTGACCACGCAGCCACCATCGGCTTCGCAGACGCAGCAGAACGAAGTACCTCCCACATATGTCCCGTGGAATGCGGTAGGGGCGGGGAACTGGTCAAGCAATGCGGTTTCAAATTCCAACGGACTGCCGAGCAAATAAATGCCTCAGATCATTCCACTCGCGCCATCGCCGAATCAGAGTTTCGCGGTACAGCTCCATGTGGATGGATCTCCACTGACCTTGAACCTCGTATTGCGTTGGTCCGAGATGGCCGGTTATTGGGTGATGACGATATTCGACTCGGCGCAGAATTTGCTTCTGGATTCCATTCCGTTGATTACCGGCTGGTATCCAGGAGCCAACATCCTCGCGCAGTATGCCTATTTGGCTATCGGATCCGCTTTCATTCTCAATGAAGGAAATTCCCTTTCGGACTATCCAGGACGAAGCGATCTGGGAACTAGCTTCGCGCTGCTATGGGACGACACAGCGCCAGCACAAGAGGCTATCGCGTGAGCGCAACGTCGGCTATCCCGCTGTGGGGCCGGGCATGGAAACTATCGGTAAAGCTCGCCTCCGGCGACATACAGGTTCTCTCCCAGAGCAGTTGGGACCCGGAAGCATTGCGGATAGTATTCGACATTCTTGAAAGCACGCTTCCATCTCCTTTCTGGTATGCGGATGTGATTGTTTACAACCTGAACGACCCGGAAATGCAAAACATTCTTTTTAATGCCGTGTGGCTGACTCTTGAGGCTGGTTATCAGTCCGGCCCGAGCAAGTCGTCGATCATCTGGGACGGACCTGTCTTGCAGGTCATGTTTGATCGCGAGGACGTTGTAAATCTGACGATGCATTTCAACTGCCTCGCCGGGCCGTGGCTCATTGAGGAGCAATTCGTAAACGTGGCAATGGGACAGATGTCGAGCCAGCTTCAGGTTGTTTCATCCATGATCGATCAAATGGGCGGAAATGTGGACGAGCAGGTCAGTCCAAAGGCGAAAAAACTACTTGGCGCGAAACAATACCCTCGGGGGAAGACGATCTTCGGTAAGGTTAGCAAATATGTTTCGCAGATGGCGGACGATAACTTTCTGAATCATTGGATAGGAGGGAATCAACATTTTTTGAGCGAGCTGTTTGACTCATCCATTACGATGAATCCCGATCTGGTGTTCGGACCTCCATTCCCACCGAATTACAACGCGGGATCTTCTTCGGATACATCGATCACGCGAAGCATTGTGGGGGTTCCGAAGCAGAACACGTTTGGGGCAATCTTTACGGTTCTGCTCGATCCGCGATTGAAGGTGCAGCTTCCGCCTCTCCTGGTCAAGCTCGACCAGACGGTCATATCGCAATTGAAGATTCAGTATGGGCAGGTCCTCACTCCGCTCGACCAAAGCGGACTATTTGTTGCCGCGCAGGTTCGTCATTACGGTGATACGCGAGGAAACGACTGGTATACGCAAGTGACGGGCTACACGCGAGGATATGCGCAAGGGCTTTTGAGTGGGACGTTCGTGGCGTCCACGGCGGGTGTGCAATGATTAGAGGAATATTGAATGCACTATCCCGCCTATTCCAGCCGCAACTGACGCCTTCTCAGCTAAACTACGCGGAAACGGCGCAATGGAAGGAAATCCTCAATCAGGCGATAGCCGACCTTCGGGTTTCCGTCCCTGCCATCGTGCAATCGTTCGACGCATCGACGCAAACGGTTTCAGTGCAGATCGCCATCCGTGAAGTGGTTCGCACGCCATCGGGACCGCAGAACATTGCCATATCCCCGATCTATAACGTTCCCGTTATGTTTCCTTCGGCCGGCGGATTCTCGCTGACATTGCCATTGGAAAAAGGAGACGAAGGGCTTCTGGTGTTTTGCGATATGTGCATTGATCTGTGGTGGGTTCGGGGAGGAATCCAGAATCAATTCGAACGCAGGCGTCACGACGTTTCCGACTGCGAATTTTATCCTGGAGGACGCAGCCAGCCTCGCGTCCTTCCAAGCTATTCGTCCGATTCAGCGCAGCTTCGCAGTGACGACGGTACGGTCATTGTGGATGTGGCCGAGTCGGGAATCGCGCTGACGGCACCGAAGGTGACGATCAATTCATCCGGCGATGTGGACATTTCGGCTGCCGGGAACGTCAATATTTCAGGAACGGCAATCATTGAGGGCAAGAGCTTCCTGACGCATTTGCATACAGGCGTAACGACAGGCAGCAGCGACACGGGGCCGGTGCTCTGATGTCGGCAATCACCTATTTGCGGCTTGATGCTAACCACGATCCCATCTTCGATCCCGACGCGGAGTTAAGCAATTTGGACGCTGTAGCTCAAGCCATCGACACGCGACTGCTCTTGTTTCAAGGGGAATGGTGGGAAAACCTAAGCGAAGGCACGCCAATGTTTCAGGGGATCATTGGAAACCGCGCATCACAGAGCGGCTTAGAGGTTATGTCTCTCGCCATTTCTTCGCGCATTGCTGGCACGCCTTATGTTTCGGCTGTCGAGAATATCTCGATCACGTTCAACCCGACAAACAGGAAGTTGACCTTCAGTGCGATAGCGCAAACGTCTTTTGGTTCTGTGCCCGTAACCTTCACGCCGGGCGCCGTGGCGAGTCTTGGATAGGGTATGGCCTACGCTCCACCATCGATAACCTCGGCGGGACTAACAATTCCAAGCTATCAGGACATCATTGCGGATAATGTCGCGCAGTACCTCAAGATTTATGGGGCGAATCAGTACGTTGGCGACGATTCGGCAATCTATCAGCTTCTTTCCATCCTCTCACTCAAGATGTCGGATACCTGCGAAGCACTCCAATATGCTTACAACCAATCATCTCCGCTGACGGCCATCGGGGCGGGTCTCGACCGGATCGTAAAGCTGAATGGAATCGCCCGGCTGCCATACACCTACTCGACGGCAACTGTAGCCGTGACAGGGGTGGTGGGAACTGTAATTAAAAACGGAGTGGCACAGGACACGAACGGAAACCAGTGGAACCTTCCGCAGCCCACCGTGACGATCCCAAGCGGAGGAAGTATCAACGTTTTGGCGACCTGCACTACGGCGGGAAATGTCACCGCCGAGCCCGGAACGATCACGATCATAGCAACGCCTGTGGGCGGCTGGTCCAGCGTGACGAATGCGGCGGCGGCTATACCCGGAACACCCATAGAAACGGATTCCCAGCTTCGCGCACGCCAGGCAATCTCGGTCTCGCTTCCTTCAGTAACGATGCTGGCCGGAACCGTGGCCGATCTTGAGGCCGTGTCCGGGGTGACGCGTGTAAATGTTCTGGAGAATCCCACTGGTGGAACGGACGCGAATGGAAATCCACCGCATTCGATTACAGCGGTGGTGGAAGGTTCAACCGATCTCTCCGTCGCAACGGCAATCTATAACAACCGAGGAATCGGCTGCTATACCAACGGGACCACAACGGTCGTTATCACCGACCCGGACACTGGGTACACCATGCCGATCCGTTTTGACCGGCCCACCTACGTTCCGATTTATGTCTCGATGTCCATCCACCTTTTAGCCGGTGGAACGAGCGCAACGTTGCTGGCGATTCAGGCCGACGTGGTCGCATATCTTAATTCTCTTGAAATCGGTGAGACGGTCGTTTACAGCGAACTCTATGGGTCCGCATTGAATGCCCGATCCAATCCCGACCAGCCGACATTTTCAATTCGCGCCGTGACTTCCGGCATAGCGCCATCTCCGGTGGGAACTTCGGATATCACTCTGACCTTCAATGAAGTGGCGCAAGGTGCCTCGGCCAATGTGGTGATTACCAGTGTCTAGTCAGAATCCATTCTCGTTGCAAGGTTACGGATCGGGCGAGTTCGGCAACGCGCCGGTGGAGATGCTGATAATCGGCTATTACATGAATTTGCTTACATCCGAATATCGGAGTTCTCCTAAGTTGATCGCCTTTCTGACGATGCTCCTGAAGAAGTTTGACGACATCTCGCAGTGCCAAGTTGCGATGGACATGGCTTTCGACGTGGACAATGCGATTGGAGAGCAGCTCGACGCCGTTGGGGCGATTGTAGGGGCTAACCGCACGGTAGGCTTTCAGCCATCTGGCGGCGTGAGTCCCGTCCTGGATGATGCGACGTACCGGATTTACATCAAGGCGCGCGCTGCACAGAATCAGTGGGATGGAAAGATCGATAGCCTTCAGGCAATTTGGGAGACGCTTTTCCCTTCAAGAACAATCGCCATTGGCGATAATCAGAACATGACAGCGAGTATTTTCCTGACCGGAACATTCACATCGATAGAGCAGGACTTAATCGTGAATGGCTACATCGTGCCAAGGCCAGAAGGCGTTCTTTACAACTACGTTTTCTCGACGCTGCCAGCCTTCGGATTCGACTTGAACAATACATGGGTGTCCGGATTTGACGTTGGGAGATTTGCGGGATTCAACGCATAGGGGAGTAAATGTCAACCAACTTTTTGCAATGGAATCCGACTGAAGCAAACCAAGAGACGGATGCGGAATACACGGCGGACACTCTTCGTGCCGGTGGGGCGACCGTCGATGCCCTATTCCCAAGCCCTTTGGCGAACAAGCTATTTTTTCAGGCAAGCACGATGGCTGCGGCAATTGCGCAATTTATGGTTGCGCAAGGGATTTCCGCATCAGATTCCAATCTGGCGACCCTAGCCGACAATATATCAACAGCTATAATGCAGGCCGGTTCTTACGTTTTATTCATCGACCGAAGCCCCGTGACGGTTAATGCGAATGTCATAACCGTACAGAATTTGATGAGTCAGGTTGTAGGGCCGGCTGGCTTTCTAAATGTGGTTCCACGGGTCATTCGCGTAACCGCTTTCGGCGTCTTTGCTACAAGTGGATCTGCGGAAAGCGTAAGTTTTGGACTGGCGATGTCCGGTGGATTTTCCATGGGCCTGGGGTCTCCTAGTATTCCCGCCTCGGCTGGAACTTTCGGATGGCGTTCAGTAATCGAACTTGTAACTACTGCTGGAGGGTCTTCAGGAAATATACTAGCTAGCTTCTCCAGTATTTTCGGGCAAGGCACTTCTGGCATTACCATCACCCAACCCTTCGAGGCGTATAGCCAGAATCTTACTCCCATCGATTTAACCGCTCAAATTCTCATGACGTTCCAGGTGGGCTTTAGTGTTGCATCAGCATTGAATAGCTGCACTCAGTACGGAATGCTTGTAGAAGTTCTGGAATAAAATGGCTAATAAACCCGAAAGTTTCGAGATAATCGGCCCTGATGGCATGTCGCTTACGGTCACGAAGGAAGTGTATCGCGCCGTGGAGGCGTTCATTAAATCGGAAGATCCGATATCCGGGTCGGTAACATTGCATTTCGCGGCGAGCAGAATAGCAAGCGTTGAATCGCTTACAAAAAAGGTTTATAAGTACTGATAGCTGACTTGGCCGTGATCTAAGTTTCCCGCAAGGGAGAGACAAAGATTGGCCCGCAATGCGGATAAAACCGCGTGGCGGGCCTTTTTGTTTTAGGGGAGAAGGGATCGCATGAAATTGTCTCGATATTGGGCGGCAATCTTGACGGTTGTGTTGTTCGCGGTCTTCTGCCCCGAGGCCCATTCTCAGGCCACGGTAACGCCTAACATCGGCCTGCAATTGCCGTCCTACCAGCAAACCAACTGGCAGGTGCCGATTACTTGGGACCTCAACGCCCTGGATGCGATCCTTGGAGGAGCGCCCACGCTTCCCACTGGTACCACTCCTACCATTTCAAAGTCCGGTACGTGGGTCACGGCAAACACTACCGCAACGACAATCACAAATTTTATTGGAGGATTCCCCGGTCAAACAATCCGGCTAGTCTGCGCGGTTTCCGATACCTTCACCACGGTGGCAACGTCGGCAAACATCAATCTACCTCAGTCGTTTACGTGCGGAGGAACCAATCTATCCCTGACGCTAACGCTAACCGGAACAACCTGGACGGAAGTGGCCAGGGGTTCGATTTCTTCGGGTGGTACCGGCTGCACGGTGGCCGGGAATCCCGGTGATGTCCAGGCAAAAAGCCCAAGCTCGACCTGCGAAGCGGCGCCGATCAACATCAACTCGGAATTCTCGGTTGTGAATATGAACGAGAACACGGCCTTCGTCGGCCCGCGCCCTTACTTCGATATCACCAATCCAGTGTTTGGTGCGGTGGGTGATGGCGGAATCCTGAACACGCAGGCGGGCAGCATCACATCCGGCACGAATACGTTTACCGTCTCAACCACTCCGGTTACGGGCTGGCATACGGGCATGGGTATCTCGATCAATGGCGCGGGCGCAAGCGGAGCGTCGCTGGTTGCGAAGGTGGGCACGATCACAGGCGATATATTTACGCTGGTCGATAACACCGGCGCGGCGGTTAACGCTGGCACGACTGTTTCTGGTGCAGGGTTCAAGGACGATGACACGCTGGCAATTCAGGCGGCGATTGCGGCTGCGTGCGCGACTCCCACTCTTTCCGGTGGCGCGGCGGTATTCTCCCCTCCGGGAACCTTCGCCTTCACTGTAGCGCAGAACACGACTGCCGCAACCTTCACGGGCTGCCAGGACTTGTATATCTACGGAGGAAACGCCTCCGAGCACAATGGCGGACAATTCACCAGGCCGCCAAGCTCCATATGGTTAGCGAATGCAGGCTCGATTCCCGGTTCTGGGCCAACGCTCGATGAAAGCTATCCCGACAATGAAGTGACCGTTAAGGACATGACGATCACGGGCTACAACACAGCGTTTTATAGCAGGGGGGCATCGGACGTTACGCTCGACAACGATACTTTCAGCGTGACCAACACAGGACTATCGGGGAATGCCGCTGTCCATCTGAGCAATCTCTACTGGGCGCGCATCCTTGGAGGCTCGTTGCAAACTAACAATGGAAGCCGTCCCTATCCTCCAGGGCTGCTGCTGAGCGGAGACGCCTGCGCTGGCTGCACGGCCACGGTAATTAATTTCAGGATGCAAGACACGCGGATGGTGGGCGGAAATATCCAGTACGTGCAGACCACGCCTTTGAATGCCTCGCAGCCGGGCTACTGGGAAATCGATAATGCGGACACGGAGAGCCAGGACAGCGACTACCTGAGCATCACCAATTCCAGCGGATCGGCTTTCACGTTTGGACCAATCAGGATTTCGAGGGCTTCCGTATCCGACGCGGCCAGCACGACAGCAGCCATCATTAATTTCCACGGTGCGGCTACTACCGACACTCTCTCGGGCGTGAGGATAGATCAATCAACACCAGCTGACAGTAATTTCAGTAATGCGGCCTTGATTGTGACGGAGGGAACGCTCAGCGGTTATGAGGCCACCGGATGCGGCACGGGGATTGCCTGCTCGACACTTGCCGAAAACGCGAGTGGAAGCATTATCGGGACTGGTTTCGTAACGAACGCGCAAGGTGAGGACTTTTTCGCGAATACTTCCGATGCCTTCCGCCTCACTACGAATCCATTCTGGAGCGCTGGCGCGGCAGACGGCCCATCTATCCGCGTCACGCAAACAGCTAATCAGCTCGCCAGTTACGGACTCGACGGCAAAAACGGCCTCATGTTTTCCGATGGCCAATCGCAAGGATGGCTCTCGGACCTTCAAGCATCGAGCGCGGGCAATATCGACGTGGCATTCCCGCAGAACTACCCGCCAACAAGTTTGGCCGGCACTCCGAGCGCCACGGGCGGCACGTTGGGGGCTGGCACCTACTACGTCTACGCGGCAAGCGACACGATTGCGGGAGACAATTGCAATACACAATCCTCATTGTCGGCCATCTCGAACATTGCGGGACCGTTCGTCCTGACTGGATCGACCAGCAGCATCGCGATGACATGGACAGCGGCGGCAAGCGGTCTCACGCCGATCAATGGCTACTGCCTGTTGATTACTGGTGAGACAGTGGAAAACAAGTTTGCCAGCCGCATCAATACTGACGGATTCGTATCGGGCGCGGGTACCACCTCCGTCACGATCACCACAACAGCGGCGACCACGGGCGTTTTCCCGGTGAGTCAAATGCAGCCGGCAGAGCATTTCACACCTAGCGGGATTACGACGCCTTCAGTCAACGGCGTTGTCTATGTGGACGGCACGGTGTATGCGTGCTCCTCGGCTGGAATCAATGCGGCGATATCCGCGCTCCCCGCAACTGGCGGCGTAGTGGATTCGACGGGATGCCAGGGCACTGTAAGCCTCACCAGTCCCATTATCGTTGGCTCCTCGACGGAACCTGTTACGTGGCGATTCGACCGGCTCACGAACTACGACATCAATGTGACGGGCGGCGTGGACGCAATCCAGCTCTGGGAAAAGAGCGCGATGATCGGCTGGGGAAGTCCGAACGCCAACAACTGCACATTCTGCGAAACGGCGACTACCAACGTATCGAGCGTGATTGCGAGTTACCCGCGCACGAACCAGAGCATTGTCGGGATGTCGAATTTCACCGTGGAAGGAAACGCTTCCGCGACCACCACGAATGGGCTGCTGGACCTGCAAAACATAACCGACCTTTCAACCATCAGCAATCTGGTGATCTGGAACACCTGCAACACGGTCGGCCTCTACATGCACACCACTTCCGCGCAGGCAATGGGACCGGTAAACCTCGACAATTTGTCGGTGAATGGTAACGGCTGCACCGGAGCGAAGCCTGTACTCATCAAGTCCGTAACAGGTAGCGGCGTGACGGGAACAATCAATTTCAACGGCGGCAGCTTTACACATCCAGGTAGCGGCGGACTTGCAATCGTTGACCTGGAAGGAATCACGGGGGGCGACAATTCCGGCGTTAACTTCTATGGGTCGCAGTTTGAATCGAGCAATACGGGCGACATCGGCATCCTGATAAACAACTCGACCGCAGTCTACGGCTCGGGGCTTATTTTCACGTCCGCCACGAACCCAGGAGCCGCCGCCATCAAGATCACGGGGGCGAATAGCGGACAAATCTCTTTCGATAATATCGACAATTTCAACTCCTGGACGGACACGATTGACAACGAGTCGGCATCCCCGGCGATCACCATTCCGGCATCCACGCAGGCCAGAATTGGTAGCTATCGTTATGGATATTCCGGACAAACGGATACCTATCGATGGGACGATGCGGCGGGGAACATAGCGCAAGTCGATACGAATGGCCTGCTTGCAAGGAAGATCAACGAGGCAGCCCTCACCGCTTCCGGTGGCATTCAGGATTTCTCGGCGGCTTCCGTGTTTCGCCCAAAGTTTGGCACCGTGGCCGGGTTGCCAGGAACTTGCACCGTGGGCGATATTTACGAGGCCACGGACGCGACAGCAGGCCAAAACTGGTACTTCTGCACCGCAACGAACACCTGGACGCAACAGCTAAATAGCGGAGGAAGCGGACTGCCAACGTTGCCGACCTCTCCCAACGGCGTCCCGCAAACGATTATCTCGACACCTTCTGGCGGGGTCGGTGGGGCGGCAACATGGAGCCTGGGAGGCGTTGCGCCAAATCCGCAAACTGGAACGACCTACACCATTGCGGTAACAGATCGGGCTTCCTATGTGAGCTTCAGCAACGCGAGCGCGGTTGCAGTGACGCTTCCGCAAGCGGGGTCAACCGGCTTCGGGTCCAACTTCGTTTTCTCAACTTGCGATATCGGGGCAGGAACGGCGACGATTACGCCGACCACGAGCACTATCAGTTATTCAAACGGTTCGTCGTATACCTCCGGCGCAACGAGCTTGGTACTTACGACAGGCCAATGCGCCACGATTTATTCGGACAACACAAACTACTTTGCGATTGTGCGCGGCAACCCCATCGCCTTCTCAACTCTCACAGACGGCGCAACGATCACTTGGGCGATTGCTTCCGCACCCTACGCCAACGCGAATGTCACGATTGCCGGGAATCGCACGCTTGACCTGACCGGACTTGTGAATGGCGGCCAGTACACGGTGTTCGTGAAGCAGGACGCGACCGGGACTAGAACTCTGACGCCTGGCACCGGCTGCACATGGCTCGTTCTCGGAGGCACCGGAAGCGGGATATTCCCGCTGAGCACGGCGGCAAACGCGCTGGACGCAATCAGCTTTACCTATGACGGGACCGATTGCAAGGCAACGGTCGGAAAGGAATACGCAGCGCCATGATGACCGCCGCGCTACTCCATCTGCTGCTCGCGTTTCACCTGCTGATTCCGCAGAACGCCATTTTCTTTGGACAGAACCAAATGGCAAGTAATGGGGGTTTTGCTCCCGTCTATCAAACCAGCGGAAACTGTTCTTCGGGAGGATTTAGCTGCACGGTTACTCTTTCCGTGACGGCCGGCCAGTTCGCCGTGTGTGGCGTGGGAAGCACAAGCGTGCCAACGAACACGCTCACCTGCTCCGACACAAATAGCGACACATTCAGTTATCCCACAGGCAATCCCTATCTATTCACCGGAAATTCGATAGGGAGCTTCGGGTTGGCGACGATGAGCACCACGAATGCCACTGAAGTATTTACCTGCACCGTGACGAACAATACGAACTCGATGGGGTGTGTGGTTGCACTCTATTCGGGGACGCCAACCAGCGGATGGGACGTAGTAGTAGCGGGGGCAAACAACAGCACCACGCTCTCATTTACCACAGGAACTTCCTCTGTTACTGCAAACGCCTCAGAACTCGGCGTCGCTTTGTTTACGCAAGATTCCTCTACCTCGAATGTCTGGACCGGAGGAAGCGGCTGGACGGTGGAACAAACGCTCATTGGAGGAGCTTCCGTTATTTACGCAGACAAGGTTCTGTCCGTCACGGGCGCGCAGACTGCGACAGCAACGCTGGTCGGCGCGAACGTATCTGGTCTCGGTATGGTGAGCACCATAAAGTGAGAAAAATACTGCTCATGTCCGCAGTCCTCTTACTTGCGACTGGTGCGCGCGCAGCGACCACCTACGTCTCGCAGTCGGGGGGAACAGTCACCTGCAATGCAGGAAGTCATTCCTCTGTTTCGGTTGCGACATTCAACACCTCAACTCCCGCAGCAGGTGACCATGTATATATTTGCGGAACGCTGACAACATTTCTAGGCGTCTACGGTAGCGGCACGTCTGGCAACGTGATAACCGTCACATGGGACACTGGAGCGTCGATCAGTCTACCAACTTGCAATGGCAGCGGCGCTAAATGCGTAGACCTCTCCAATAACAGCTATATCGTTCTCGATGGTGGCACTCCCTGCGGCCCAGGAACAGTCTGCGCAGCCTCCGATTCAGGAACCGGGATTATCGAAGCGACCGCATCTGGATCACCGCCTCTCGCGAATCAGCCGGGTCCTTCGGAAGGAATCTACTCAACTGGCTCTCACGTAGAAATCAAGAATCTCATCATTCGCAATGTGTACCAGCATACGAGCTTCATGGACAATACGGGAGGCGCTGGCGACTATAGTGGAGCGTATATCGAAGGCAGCGGCGACAGTATGCACGATTGCACCGTCCATGACGTGTCGGCGGCCTATGAAATACCGGGCGGCACGAACCTTTCCGATATTTCCTTCTACAACAACAATCTTTGGAACATTAACTGGGGATTTTCTTCCGCGACGGGCGGTTCGGGAAGCACGCAAACAAGCTACTCCATCCATGATAACCATTTTGGTACTACAGCCAATTGGGACGATTCGAATGATACGTATCATCACGATCAGTTATTTCTTTACGATTCTGTTGCGGGAGAGGGCAGTTTCAACGGCGTACTGATCTACAACAATCTGTTCGATGGTGCGCAGGGCATGTATTCCACCGGAATGATTTATTTTGGCGGAGGGCAGCAGCAGAACACCTACGTCTATAACAATGTGTTCAATAATTCCGGGCAATCCACTGGGATGGGTAATGCACTCCTTGAATTGACTGGCAATGACGGCACTACCACACAGACGGTGTGGGTCTATAACAACACAATTCTTGGCGCGGGACCCACCATTGATACCCAGGACTGCGTGGTGCTTCAGGGCACTTTCGTATTCGAAAGCAACGTTGTGAGCGGCTGTGCGACCCTAGAGGAACTGCAAAATGGAACTGGCGGCGCTCCAACCATTACTGGCCTGGATTACAACCAATACGCCTTCGGCACTGGGTCGAATATCTGGAAGTATGGCAATACGAGCACGGATTGTTCCACGCTAACGTGCTGGCAATCCGCTACGAGCGCAGAAGCTCACTCGGCCTACTACTCGAGTCAATCGAGCCTCGATATTTCGTCTACCGGCGTTCCGCTGGCGGGAAGCCCGCTCATAAACGCCGGGCCGAATTTCACCTCGACATGCAGCACGGCCACGGGATTGTGCAGCGATACGAGCTATGGCGGCCAAATCATACCCACTGCACGGCCATCAACGGGGAGTTGGACGATAGGTGCTTACAACTTAGACGCTGGGCCTGTAGCACCCTGCGCGGCCTGCATGGTCCTACTGCCACCAACGAATCTGACGGCGAGAGTGCTCTTTTGAAACTCCTCCCAGTGCTGATTTCGGACGCCGACCGCAAGCAAGGATTGCGGCTGCACTTGCGCCGGGAAGATGTGAAGGAGACGGAAGCGAAGCCGCAGCATCCGTTCACGATGCCGGTCAGGCACGCGCGGCCTTGGGTATCACGAAGGGAGAGGAAAGAATGCTGACACACGTTAAAAAGTGGTGGGCAGTTTACGGGACGTTCATTCTAGCGGCGGTGATTGACCTGCTGCCCGCGGTGCAGCACTGGATTTCCAAGGACCCCAAGCTGACCGGGATAGGCGTGATCCTGTCGGTCATCGGGGCCAACTTCCTGAAATCGCCGGTGAAACAATGAGCCTCGACGCACCACTCAGCGACCAGCAAATCGCCACGGCGGAAGTTAGGGCAGCAAGCGAAAATTACATCCATCGCGTGCTGGTGGGCCTCGACCAGTTCATAGCCTCCGCGATTGGTATCCAGAACGATCAAACCATCTCCTCCGCCACGGAAATAGCGGCCCACAAGAAAGTCTGGTACGCGGCATTCGCCAAGGCGCTCAACGACGGCCTCGACCTGATTCAGCGGTCGCATGGCCAGAAAGCGCAGGCGGGCGACGTGGCCCGCGCGGAAGCGGTACTTGCAACTGACACTACAGCCCTAAAGGAGGGCCAATGAAAGCGTTTCGGATATTCGCACTTTGCGTGTTTGGATTGCTGCCACTCGCGGCTTACGGACAGATTTCCCCCAGCACGTCCGGTTCGCTTCAGCACTTCACGCTGACCGGTTCGGCGGCGGGATTTCTTGGCTCCGCGACCGGATCGCAGCCTACTTCGATTGTTGGGGCATCGTTCTCGCTGACGAAAGCAGTCTCACTCGGTTACGAGCAAATCACCGTGCCCAGCACCGCGAGCTACGATTTTGGCATCGCTGAGTTCACGAAGCCCCTTTCATCCATCGTGGGAAAGTCGCTGACGAGCAAGTTCACCTTTGACGCCACGAAGGTTGAAGTGACGTTTCTAGGCGGGGCGGGGAAACTGCTGCAATCCTCGCAGGGAATCAGCGAATTGGCGGAGACGGCGGGTGCGTACCTGTCTTATCCCGTCACTGCGAACATGTCGGTGCAGGTGATCGGCGCGCAATGGCTGCACAGCACCACTCAGGGGAACGGTTTCATCGTATCACCCAGCACAGCCGCAATCTCAACCGGGCTGTCGATTAATTTCTAACGCCATGAAACGTATCTGGGCGACATTCGCGACTCTGGGAAGCTTTCTCGCCAGCATCCCGCAACTGATCACTCTAGCTAGGCGAGCCAATCGAGACTTGAAAGGGAAGCCATGAAATTTAGACGCAAGAACCGAGACCAACTCCAGAGTCCAAGTATCGCAACTTCCGGAACTACAAGTTCAGTCTTTCCGGATTCGGCACCGATAGCTCCCCCGAATCCCCTGGTAGCCATTCGCGGACGCCTGAGCACGCGCCTGCAATACCTGGACAACTCCATCGCAAGGTTCGACCAGGACAAGCTGACCATGCAGCAGGAGATGGAGAGCTTGCAGAAGGAAATCCATGAAATCGACCGCGTAATGCTGGCGACGCCGATCATGGAGAAACTCAGGGAGCTGTACAGGTAGCCATGGACCTGACCGGACTGGGTGCGATTGGCGATGTACTGCTGAACTGGTGGCTATCGGTGCGCAAGGACAAGATGATTCAGGCGTGGCTTAAGCTCTTCACGTCGCTGATCGTAAGCGGCGTGATTTCGAGTTGCGGGCTAGCTGGGCTCGCATTATTGGCGGGGAGAGGCTGGCGGGATGCGTCTGGCGCCGGCCTCTTTGCGCTCGCTGCGGCATGGTTCGGCGTGTGCAGCGTATCGCCGCTTGGCCGCGACCTGATCCAATCGCTGCCCAAGGCGTTCATCACGCAGATGCAGGAGCATCCCGACCAGGTGACGATCATAGGCTCGGAAGCGGAGAAAAAGTGATGGACTACCCACTGAAAGATTTTGCTCGATTCTTGGAATATGACGACGTGGAAGGGACCATAAAGTATGGCCTCCGAATCCGATGTCCTAATTGCGGGAGAGAGTATCTAGCGCTGTTCATAAAGCCGATTGGAGCCTCTGAATCGCGGTGGCCGGACAGCGAGTGTCCCCATTGGCAAAGAACGGGAGATGCCCTGGAAACAATGAGTTTGTCTCCTAGTTTTCTTGCCTATGGCTGCTATCACTCCTGGATAAAAAGCGGACAACTGTGCATAGATTCACCCTTTTCGTGTAAGGCGGAGAAAAAGTGATGCAGCCATTCTGGCACATTGATCTTGGCAACGCGCTCACCATCGTATTCGTCATCATTGCATGGGCCTACACAGCTGGCACGATGGGGCAGCGCCTGAATAGTATCGAGGAGTGGCGCGAGAAGGCACAGCTGATTCTCGACGAATTAAGCGCCACCGTAACGAAACTGGTTGCCATTGAGGATTACAAGGACCGCGTTGCGCGGAACCGGGACGGCTTCAAGTGAGTGAGGACATTCAATGCCAAAGTGCGCGTGGTGCGCGCGCCGCGCGCGGCACGAACTGGACGGTAAGTCGTACTGCTGCCAGCACTTCGATGTTCTGATTGAGAACAGCGGGAACATCAAGAGTGCGTGGCTGCCCGAGACGGCCATCTGCGTTTACCGGCATAACCGGTGGCAACAGGTGCTGAAGGACAGGCTCAAGGAATGGAAGGAACAGCACGAAAAAGAGAAGGCGCTCCGTCCGAAGTGCCTGCCGAATCCAGCCCCGGAACGGTGAAACCTAAACAGAAATAACTAGGGCGGGGCGTGCCAGAGCGGTTGAATGTAGCCGGCTTATAATCGGCCAACCCTGCTCGCACAGGGTTCGCTAGTTCGAATCTAACCGCCCCCGCCATTCGTGGAGAGGTTGGGCATCGGTAAGCCCGGCGATCTTTAAAATCGCGATCCCTAGAGGATTTGTGGGTTCGACTCCCACCCTCTCCGCAAAACTCTTACAAAGCGGAGAATAACACACCGAATGGCTGATTTCAACATTGCCGTCCAACGCTTGATCCGCATCGAAGGCGGCCTGGTAAAGAACCCCTCAGACGCAGGCGGGATCACGAAGTATGGCATCTCTAAGCGCGCCTATCCCCAGCTCGACATCCGCAACCTCACCGAAGCACAAGCCATCGCCATCTATTGCCGTGACTACTGGCGCTTTGATGGCCTCCACTCTCAGCTCGTAGCTAACAAGATGCTCGACATGGCGGTCAACTTCGGGCAGGAGACGGCAGGGAAGCTGCTACAGCAAGCGTTGGCATACTTCAGCGTGGGGCCGCTAGTGATTGACGGCCTGGTAGGGCCGGAGACGGTCAAGCTGGCGAACGCGGTGGAAGAAAGTAGCCTTGTGTCGGAGCTATCGGCACGCGCGGCTTATCGGCACGCACAGATAGCCTGCAACGACCAGACGCAGGCGCAATTCTTGCTCGGCTGGCTCAGGCGGGACTGCGCAGCGTGACCCGGCGCTTCACTGGAGCGTAAATACAGGGATACCCTGAGCACGTTGAGTGCCATAAAAGCAGGATTATTTATGCTCTTTGTGGGAATGTGGCGATAATTGTTCTTGACAAGACATGGCCATCATTGTAAAAAGTAAGCATGAAACGATCAAACCGGACGTTGCAGAGTCGGGTGATGCTAAGCCCTGAAGAGCAGAAAGCCTTCTATTCCTTGGCTGAGAAGCGAGGAACTGACTTCAGTGAGCTCGTGCGCCAGCTCTTGCACCGTGAATTAAGAGCAGAAAAGGGACAGGCGGCCTAGCCATGAGAGCCGACGCGGAGGTATTTGTGTTTCCGGTCAACTTGGAGTGCGGGAATGAATACAATGTTGTTGTTTCATTCGCACAACATAATCAGCGGACGGTAAGACCCTCTCACGCGGCATCGCTCCTTTCTCCTCTCACTCTTTCCAGATGGTTCCCGACATGCTTTAGCAATTCGGTCCGGTTATCAATAAGCATGCGGGCCACCTCCGCCATTACGTTTGCCCGGTCGCGTTCCCTGCGCATCGCCTCGATTTCCTTTTCTAGATTTGCCGCGTGGTTCAATTGCATCATTTCGAAATTGCGAAGACTCGTATCGGACGATGAAGTCAAATATTCCAGCGGCAGAGTTAATTGTGCGTTGTCTGTAAATCGCGCCTTGGACATGGATTGCCCCCTTGGACCAGCGGGGATGCGCGAATTATACGAAATCACTAAATAGACGCAATAGGCAACATTTGACCGCTCGTCGTAATGGTGCATGAAAGTCCTCCGAATAGGAGAGACAAAGCAAATAGCGATCAGTGTGGCACGAAGGAGAAAGCATAGTGACACGCATTGACCGCGCCCTTCTGCGACTGCCTGCCAGCAAGCGGGAGAAGCTGCTCCGCGTGGCGTACTACGTCGCGAGCCGGAAGCGGAAGACGAGGAGGAAAGCATGACGATTACGGTAGAGCGACCGCCGCTAGCACCTTTCGAAGTCAAGATAAATATAAGCGGAGAAGATTGGGGATATGTTCGCCGAACGATTGCAAAGATCGCTGAATATATCGGCGAGCGTTTTCCTAACAACTGCCAGATGATATCCGGTGGCGCGGGAGGCAGTCACGATATCTCTACATACCGTCGCGATATTTCCGTCGATCAGTTCCACCGAGAACTTCAGGAATGGATGGAAAGACAAAGCTCCGAAACTCACCACGACGCGCTGGGCGTTGTGCCGGAGGACGGGCGCGCCGTTTCGATTCCTCTTAGTGGGGCGGCGCAGCTCGAACGCAATAGGCAAGATGCGAAGTATCAGGCCGACTTGCAGCACGCGGCGGGCTGCTACGAGATGGAGGAATAGCGATGGAAGAGTCGAAACCGACGCCGGGACCGTGGGAAGCGCCGTTTCTTACCGCCACAATCGCTAGCCACACCGTATCAGGTTGCGGCTGCGAGATTCTTTCCTACAGGAAGGCTGGCGCAATGTTTCGCATGTGCGCAATGCACAAGGCAGCCGAGGATTTACTGAAGGTAGCCGAAATAGTTCTCGCGAATATCGGCGCGCTGGACGCTGGATTTCAAGTTAATTGGTCGGAAGTTAGTGACATGGCCAAAAGGGCCATTGCGAAGGCGGAGGGTCGCCCGTGAGAGTCTTGGACGAAGTAATCACCATCAGCGGGAGCGGTTTCGTCGAGCGCGTGAAGTACGTCGCGGACGACAAACTAGCATACCGCCAGGGCGTCAAAGACTGCCTGTTTTGGATGCTCGCTGGCGCGCTGGGCGTGGTGCTGGTTGTGGCGTTTGTTTGCGAGGTGATCGGATGAAACCAACTGTTAAGGCAGGTCAGATATGGAGTGATAACGATTCTAGGATTAGCGAACGTTACATTCTTGTCCTCGAAGTCGGACCCGAAAAAGCCCTCTGCGTGAATTGCGACAAGTGGGGAAGATACAACACGACTCGACGGTCACGGATTCAGCTCTGCCGATTTCGGCCCAATAGCACCGGATACGTTCTCGAAAGAGGAACCGGAGCCATAAGACAATGACCGCCCTACTCAGCGCCGGATTCCTCGCCATGTTGCCAATCGTGCTCGTCATCCACATCTGGTGGGTGAGTACCGGCCCGAGGTACGACCGGCGAAAGGGAAAGCAATGATCGAGACAATCGAAAGCGACCATGTGCGTTGCAACTGTAACAAAGGAATTCAGGACATTGACCGCCTCTGTCCTTACTGCCTTGGTGCCGGCTATATCACGATTACACATCTGCCGAGGGAAGAAGAGCGCCATGTATTGGCATTGATTCGCGTATGGGCAATCGGAAGCCTTATCGCGCTAGCCGTAACGTGGATAGCTTGGAGGATGCTATGAGCACACAAGGTAAGACGGAAATTGAAGTGACAATGGAGCATATCGTTCGCGGAGAGGCGGCCAATCAGACTCGCTGTCCAGTAGCCCTCGCAATACGGGAGTCCACTGGAGTGGGTACGGTATACGTCAAGACTAGGCGTATTTATTGGGCAAATAAGAAAGGGTGCCCGAGGTACGAATGCACCGGCATAAATGTGCCCGCCAAAGTGTCTAGATTTATACGCGTTTTTGACGATGTATGTAGCCTTCGTGCGCAGCCGTTCAAGTTCAGTCTACCGATACCGAAAAGAAAGAAGGTCGCTAAGCGATGATGGAGCGGCAGATGCGCGCCGACCTCTGCTGGCGCGTGGCCTGGCAAATAGCGAAAGCGGCATTCTTCATCGGTATTGGAATAGCGGGAACATTGATCTGGACAGGGAGGTAGTCATGATTCTCGGATTGACCCACGAAGCGAGCGGGAATTCTCTCCAACGGCTTCCAGTCACCACCAAGGTGAGCATCGGCGAAGCCCCGAACAAGGCCAAAGGGAAGAACTATCCCAGCCGGCTCGATCACTTCCAATTCCTTGAGAAGACCATGGACGGAAATGAAGCCGTGTGGATGGTCGATGAGGATGTCACGAAGGCGATGATCGAGGCCTATGGAGAAAATCCCCGCGAGGTCGGAATCGTTCTATTGGACGACGACCCGGAGAATGTCTTTAAGACGAACCTCGCGTGGTGGTCCGCGACCGAATGGCAGTGCAAGGGCTCGCTCGTGCAAATAGAAGATCACGTTTTCGAGATGCGGGCGATCCGCAAAACCGAAAAGCACCCGGAAGGCGAGCCGTGGCCGGGGAACTACAAGTACACCCAGGGAGACAAAAAAGGGAAGCCCGTCGAGCCGTGTGGCGATGGCTGCCCGGACCTTGAGGAAGGGCGATGCAAGCCGTCCGGCGATCTCTATTTCATTCTCGAAAAGTTTCCTACCTTCGGTGGCGTCTGCCGAATTCACACCACGTCGTATCGTTCGATCCGCAATATCGCGAACGGCCTGCAGCAGATTCGCTCGCTATTGGGCGGCCGGCTTGGCGGCATACGTGTCACCCTGAAAGTGGCACCAGAAAAAGTTACTTACGACGGGGACAACGGCAAGAAGTCTTCCACCGCCCATATTCTCAGCCTGAACCTGGCCGCCGAAACGCTTCCCAAGCTCGTCGAGAAAATGACGGAGTTTTCGAAGCTGTTTCAGGACACGCGCAAGATGCTAGGCGGCCGCACCATTGTCATGGAGGAGGACGACGATGAGCGAGCGCCCGAAATTGCCGGCGAATTCTATCCCGACAATGCGGAGCGGCAGAACGCGTTGCCTCCAGGCCCTCCGCGCGCCGAGATTCCTGCGCCGGGAGAAGTCGTCCAGAAGGCTGTCATCCATCGCCTGTGCGTGGAACTCGGCTTCAATCAGGCCCGCGAGCAAATGATGCTCGGTCAGCATCAAGGGCGTCTCGGAGAGCTGGAAAAGAAACTCCTGGATTTGATGGGGGAGGCGAGCGCTCCTGGACCTGAGAGCGAGCCGGTCAAAACTGCCGCAATCGCCGAATCCGAGCCAGCCAAGCCCGGCCCCACGGCGGCGCCGCAGCCGGCAAAGAGCGCAAGGGCCTCCGCGGGCGGCAAGAAGTTCGATTTCTAGGAGCGGCTCGATGGGTGCCAAGCTTCAGCAAGTTCAACGGCTCGAACAGACGGCCATCCCCCCTCTGTCTCAATCGCGTCAAGCCGACATGGCCTGTTCACTTTTGTATCGAGCGCGCCATGTCGATCACATTGAGTTCGAGACGGAAGCGGCGCGACGTGGCATCGAGATTCATCGAATCCTCGCGCAATACATGGACGCGCTTCGAATCACCAAGCAACAGACCGACTACAAGAAAATGGCGGAACTGTCCGCCGATGCCAGCCCGGACGAAAAAGAAGTTCTGGACCGCTTCACCGAAAGCACGTTCTACGACCACGAAAAGATATATGACACCGAAATGTACGTGGCCCTGGACGCGGACTTCAACCTCCTAGACGCCCACGGACGGGCCAAGCGCGACGATCCCCGCGTTCCCGGCGTCATTTACGAAGGAATGATGGATCTCGTTATCATGGAATCGGAAATCGAAGCGACGATCATCGATTTCAAATCCTACTTCCAGATTGTCGATGCCGACACGTTTCAGTCCCGGATGTATCCGCTCCTGCTGTTCATCCTGAATCCTCAAATTCAGTCGATTAAATTCGTGCTGTCGTTTGTGCGCTACGGCGATGCGCAGCGCGATGTGGCTTGGACACGCGACGATGTTCCTCGACTCAAGAAGATGGTCGAGTGGGAGCGCGCGCGGCAAGTCAGGCTGCATTCCGACGATCCCGAAAAGATGAAGCCGACTCCCGGGCGGCAATGCACCTGGTGCCCATTGCTTCTTAGCGGTTGCCCGGTTCAGAAGATGAATCCCTACGGAAATCTTGATCCTGCGGACAGGGTCGGTTTCGCCGTCTGGATCAATGCCGCGAAGAAGCAAAACGATCAGGTCATAAAGGATTTGGTTCTCGAAAACGGCCCGGTCGAATATCTCGACGCGAACAGCGTGTGCTACACCGCTGAATTCCACCGGCAAGATCGCCGAAGTTATCCCGTCGGCGTCGCGTTTCCGATTCTCAATCAATGGTTCGAATCCCATCCAGGCGATCGCGAATTGGCGGAGAAATTGACAATCAGTGGTCTGTCTTCGCCACTGAAGGCTTTGAAGCGCGCGGCGCTCAAGACCTGTATGGAAGTGGTCGCGAAATCAAAGACGATCACCAAGCTCGTTATAGGACGGGCGGACGAAGAAGCGGACGAGGACGAATAGGAGCACGCCGATGCGCATTGAACATCTTCATCTCAAGGATTTCCGCTCTCACCGCGACACGAAGATCGATCTCGACCGCTTTAATTTCGTGGTGGGACCGAACGCCGCGGGTAAGACCTCCATCGCAGCGGCAATCCAATTCCTGCTCACGGGGAAATGCCAGTTCACCACGGAGGGCGGAGCCGGCGCAGACGATCTGATCCGTCTCGGCGCCCACAAATTCTACGTGGCCGCGAAGATTGGCAAGACGCTGATCGAGCGCAGCAAGGGCCCGAAGGATCACCTGATCGATATCGGCGGGAAGTCCGGACCGCTCTCTGCCATGCAGGAAAAGATTTATAAAGGCCTCGGCGTGACGGCGGACGTGTTGAGCGCGTGCCTAAACTCCAATCGCTTCCTCGCGATGGATGAAAAGAGCCAAAAGGCGCTTCTCGCCCAAGTGCTCGCTAGCGACAAGATTTCGATTCCTTCCGAAATCAGAGAAAAGGCCATATCGGTGGATCACGTCGGTTTCGCGGCATGGACTGGCGAGATGGGCTCGGTTTCGGATATTGATGCCGCCTACAAAGTGTTCTACGACATGCGGGCCCAGACCAATCGCGACATTAAAGCTCTCGGGACGGTCGACGAGCCGGAAATCCCAGACGATGCACCCGATTTCACTGCCACGCGAAAAAAGCTCGACGACCTGCGGATCGAACTGACGGCGGTAACAGCGCAAAAGGCGCGCGGGGAAGAACGCTATAGTGCCGACAAGCGGGCAGTTGAAGAAAAGCGGTCCGAGCTGACGCGACGCAAGAATGAGGCTTCGAAACGGCAGCTCACCGAAGCCGAAGCGGACAAGTTGGACAAGGTTGCCGAATCGGCGGAGAAGGGAATTGCGTTCGCGGCAAAGATCAAGACTCTCAACAATTCGCTTAACGATAAGCGCCATGTCCTCGACCAGGAAAGGGCCGGCAAGCGGGCGGCGCTCATCCAAAAGCGCGAAGGGCTGCAAGGTCTCGCGGAGGAAAAAGAATCGCGGGCCGGTGAGCTTATCAAGATCAAGTCGGCCGATTGCCCGACGTGCGCGCGGCCGCTGAGTGCGGAGGACAAGGCGGCGCTTGGGACCAGGCTGGACGACGAAGCCGTGGCGCTTCGCCAGGAAATCGATGGCATCGAACGGGAGTTGAAGGCGCTTGCTGAGTCTCCCAGCGACACTGACGAAATTGCCGATTTGCGCAAGAAGCTCATCAAGCTCGAAGCGGAGTATGCGGCAATCGGCGACGTCGCAGCCGCCGAGGCCAAGCTGCGTGTCCATCGGGAAGCCATCATTGAGGCGGATCGTTGCGGTCGCGAGCTGAAGGCGATCAAGGATCCCGTAGCGCCCGATACCGACGCCATGGGCGAGAAGATCAAGGAATTTAGTGGACGCATCGCAAAGGGCGAGGGAATTCTGGACCAGGTGCGATCCGTCGAACGCGAACGCGAGGCATTCGCCGATTGGAAGTTCAAGAAGCTGGCTTTCGAGGCCCAACTCGAAACACTGGCCACCCTGCTCGATTTCTTTGGGCCGAACGGCATCAAAGCCACGCTCGTGGGCGACAAGATTGGACCATTCACGATGGCCATGAATCGGAGTCTCAACCAGTTCGGTTATGTCGCGCAATTCACCCTTGAACCCTACAGCTTCAGCATGGCCGAGGCTGACGGGGGCCAATGGCGCTCGCTGCAACAGTTAAGTGAAAGCGAAGCGTGGAGGTTTGGCGTCGCTTTCCAGATCGCCCTCGCGATGGTCACGGGCCTGAAATTCGTGGTGATTGATCGCGCGGACGTGCTCGATGCGAACAGCCGCGGCGTACTCACTGCGATGCTCCTGGATAGCGATCTCGACCAGGCCATCGTGCTTTCGACGACCGATAACGGCCGCCGTCCAAATATTCGCGGGCCGATTCGAACGCTGAGCGATGGCCAGCTTGAAACGCTTGAAAGGATTTACTGCGAAAGGGTTCCGTGATTTTCCGTGGCGCGGCGTGGAAGGACACTTTGCATAATCGAAAGGAGATCCACTATGGCGGTACGCGGCAAGTCTCACCTGGTCGGCCGAGAAGAGCGGCCCACCGGAAAGTACGGCAAGCGATTAGTTGAAGAGGCGGCTCGACAGGGAGTAGAAACCGAAGGCGAATCTCTTTCGATGGCGGAGCAGCAAAAGCTTCTGGAGGATGACGGGATCCCGACGCCATCGGTCCAGGGCGACAAAATCCTCGCGAAATACGTCAAGCCCCACTTTGAGCGTGGCGAGGACGACAAGATTTTCGTGAGTCTCGAATTCTCGATTGCCTTGGGCGACGCGCATAAGAAAATACTCGATCCTGAAATTCTCGACGCCTGGAAGTTCATCGAACGCAAGCACAACACGAATCTCGGCGGCATTCCCGTGCCGGCGCAAACGATCGATCTCTATCTGGCTCCCGACATGGATTCCGAGCTGCATTTGACGGCTGCGGAAATATCGAGCGCGCGACTCTCGCACGTCGAGAAAACCGTCGACGGCAAGACGGAGAAGATCACGCGGCTGCAATTCCGCGTAGTGTCGGAGATCACCAAGAGTCTCACCAATTTCGCCACGACTCAGGTGGCCAATCCAATCTGGATTCGCATGCAGGCGGCGCAGGGCGCGCTCGCGGAAAGCGCGTGAATTGGCCGGCCACAATGGATGCCCTTGAAGATGAGGGCTATGGCTATACCGGCACGTCGAAGACGTGCGAATGCGGCACAACGATCTTGTGGTTCGTTACGCCAAACAAAAAATGGATGCCGCTTTCGTCGATCAAGGACAGCCGGCTAGTCCCGCATCATTCGGTGTGCGATCGAATAAAGCAATTTCGCAAGGCTGGCAAGAAGCCGAAGCCGGAAGCACCAAAACAAAAGGATCTGTTTTAATGGGCCTCTACAACTTCCAGCCTCACTTCGTGCCGTTCATCCTCTCCGGCGAGAAGACACACACGATCCGCGCCATGCGCGTTCATCCGGACAAGCCTGGCGACGTGCTGCATCTCTACACAGGCCTTCGGCACAAGGGAGCTCGATTGCTAATGCGTGTGCCGTGCGTGAAGATCGAGGAAATTCGCATTCACGGCGATGATCGCACAATGCCGTGGGATCCGTTCCAAATAGCGATCAACGGTATCGAGCTTGGATTAGACGAATGCGAAGCGCTCGCGCGTCGAGACGGATTTCCGGATTATCACGAAATGATGAAGTTCTGGGGAGGCAGGCTCCCGTTTCACGGTCACATCATTCATTGGAGATACGCGTGAAACGCTGGCGCTGCCGTCGCAGCCATGGCCGCTTTGGCATCCGCGAAATGCTGTGCGTGATCGTCGGCTTCGCGATCATATTCGGTGTGCTGTGGCTGCTGAATGTTCAGTCGGTGATGCCATGAAGGAATTGGGTCCATTCGGAGCACCTAAGGAGGAAGTCAATCAGGGCTATCTGTGCGCGAAGAGGTCTAGAAATTGACAGTCGATAGGAGCATTGGCGCGTGAGCATTCACATCCCGCATTTCATCGGCACGACCGAATCCGGCAACAAGATTGAGCTCCAGAAGGATGCGGCCACGCAGGGCTTCGCGGTGCTCGGCAAGCGCGGGCGCGGCAAGAGCAATCTGGCGGGCTGCATGATCGAGATATTCGCGGCCGAGCAAGTCCCATTCGTCGTATTCGACCCACCTGGAGCTCACTGGGGCATCCGATTCGAGGCCGGGGAAAACGGCCAGCCGATAGGGCCTTCCGGATTCGACGTGCTGCTCATCGGCGGCGATAACGCCGACATCCAGCTTGAGCAGACCGACGCGAAGGAATTGGCGAACATTATTGTCGATTCGAATCTGTCGGTGGTCATCAACATGAAGGCGATGACCTATACGGCCCAGCAGCGCTACTACGCCGACTTCTCCGAAGAGCTTTTTCGAATCAACCGCACGGTGCGCCATCTATTTTTCGAGGAGTCCCAAAACTTCGCGCCGCAGATGCTCAAATTCGACGAGCAGAAGCGCGCACTCTACGCCACCGAAAAGCTCATCGACGAAGGCCGCGGCATCGGCCTGGGATTCACACTCATCAGCCAGCGCCCAGCGGCCGTCAACAAAAGCGTGCTGACTCAGACCGACAATTTCCTCGCCTTGGGCATGTTCGCCCCACAGGACATCGATCAGGTCGAGGATTGGTTCAAGCATCATGTCCGCGGCGACAAGGAAAAGCTGCGCGAGATCGTCGACGAAATTGCCGGAATGCAGCGTGGCGAATGTTGGCTGCTGTCCCCTGACTGGAAGGGAACGATGGTCAAATTCCACGTCAGGGAACGCGTCACCTATCACGCCGGCAGGACTCCCAAGCCGGGCGAGCGAACGGTCAACGTATCCAAATTCAGCGTGACCGAAGCGGTCGAAAAACTCAAAAAGGCCTTCACCACTAAGCAAGTTGCGCGACACAAAGAAGCACAGGATTTAGGCGAGGCCAACAAACGCATTCGTGAACTGGAAAAGCAATTGCGCGCTTCTTCGCATAAATCACCCTCAAATGAGGCGGCGAAACAGGAAGATCCGAAGGCGATCGCGCGCGCCGTCATAAATGCCACGAAGACCTATCGCAAGATGCTCGCCGAACAGGCTGAGCAATTTCGCCAAATCGTAGGTATGGCCGAACGGATCGTGACCGCCGGGCAGCGCAATGCCGGCAGGGAGATTCCGGAGGGCCTAAAAATTTCGGGCGTGGAAATCCAAAAAGGAGAAGGAAGGCCCACTGGTCACGCCGTGGAGGGCAGACCAGAACCTCAAACGCCCCCATCCCGCCCGAAAAATCATTTTGCATTAAAAGGCGATGACTGTTTGCCGCCCGGGGAACGCGCGACTCTGATCGCGGCGTCTCAATATTCCGAAGGGGTCGAGCGCAATCAGCTTTCTGTCCTAACGGGATATCGGCGCAGTTCCCGCGATGCGTACTTATTCCGCCTAAAGCAAAAGGAATTCATCGAGGAGCGCGGCGGGAGGATCGTTGCCACACCTTCTGGCATAGAAGCCCTCGGGAATAGGTACGAGCCTCTCCCAGAAGGGAAGGAGCTTCAGAACTATTGGTTAGAGAGGCTCCCGGAAGGCGAACGGAAAATACTCGAAATCCTTTTGCAGTATCCAGGCGAATCGGTAGATCGTGAAGCGCTCGATGAGGCGACGGGATACAAGCGATCCTCGCGGGACGCCTATCTGTCGCGATTGGCCGCTAGGAGAATCATTGAATCGGTTGGCCGAGGCCAGGTCAAGGTCGCGGAATTGCTTTTTTCATGAATGTGAGTTTATGGAAAGAAGGAAGAAATGATACACAAGCCGAGCTAGGACCGGGCTTATCGGGATATGACGATACGATGAAACCAGCGGCGGAGGTGGCTAAGTGAGACTTAGGATTTTAGATATTTCTATAAAACGACTATGGTTCGTTGCGTTCTTTCAGCGAGCCCACGGAGAGCCATTTTTTAGATGCCATCTATACAACAATACGCACGGAAACTGGTTTCACTTTTGGGAATGGGAGGATCTTCCCGACGAGAGGCCCCAGGAAGCCAGAAGCGATGCGGAGATTGCCAAGTGACCTGGGATGGGTAAAGAGCCAAGTTTTCAATTTTATCCTGGTGATTGGTTGAAGGACCCAGCCTTGAGAGCGTGCAGTTCCGAAGCGCGCTCCCTATGGATAGATCTCTTGTGTCTTATGTTCGAGTGTGAGGAGAGGGGGGTGCTTGCCTCCGGCGGTGTGCCTTGGACAGACGATCAAATATCCGGGGCCGTGAGCGGGGACACGCGCAAGAATCTTCTGATGCTTCAAGAATTGTTGCGAATGGGGGTTGCGCGCCGCAATTCGGCCACCGCAATTTTCAGTAAGCGTATGATTCTTGATGAGATAAAGAGAAAGAAGTGGAGAAAAACAAAAGAATTGCAACGTAGTGACGAAAATTCTGTCCACCACGATGTCCACCATGATGTCCAACCGATGTCCCGGCCCTCTTCATCTTCTTCTTCTTCTTTAAAGATAACTTCAAATACAAATACAAAGTCAAAAGATATATATATGCATGGTTCGCTGCGCTCACCACCCACACCAAAATTCCATCCTCCTGATGTTTTGGACGTTTCCGCCTATATGGTGGTGTTGGGTGTTCTCGATGCCTCCGGCCAGGCGCAAATGTTCGTTGACCATCATGCCCAGCGCGGATGGCATGTGAGTGGAGGGCGTGGACCGATTATGCGGGACTGGAAAGCCGCAGTCCGTACCTGGAGGGCGAATATCGGTAAATTCGGAGGAGATGGCAATGGAAGGACTAAAGGAAATAGCCGACCGTCTGGAGCGCTCCATAAGCCAGAAGGAAAACATTACCCAAGAGCCTTCCCAGGCCCATCCGGTTGAATGTGGGAAGTGCGGGGATTTGAGCTACGTGGTTCGCGACGGGAAAGCGAGCGAATGTGAATGCGTTTTGGAGAGGAGAGTTGTCGCGCGGCTGCCGCAGAGATACCGGCGGGCAAGCTTGATCGACTTCCCCAAAACCACGCAAGAGCTCGCGCTGCTTTGGCTCGAATGTCCTGGGGATGGCCTGTTTATCGTTGGGCCCGCCGGGACAGGTAAAACATATTTCGCGGCCGCCATCGTTCGGACACTGCTACTAATTCGCCAAGAGGTGTTCTTCAGGCGCTGCGCGGACCTGTACGCTGCGTTACGGGAATCGTATCGGGTCGGGACAAGCGAGGATTCAGTGATGCGCGATTACGTGAACAGTCCGCATGTGGTGCTCGACGATCTCTGCTCGGGTGGACTATCGGACCACGAACGGCGGTCAACGCTTGAAGTATTCGATCAACGGATCAACAAAAGTCTCCCGACTATTGTGACGTCGAATTGGGAACTCGAACAAATCGAACAGCGGATGGACGAACGGATTGCGAGCCGGCTTTCGTCGTTTCGGCTTTTTCCCATGGACGGTCCAGATCGGCGAATACCCGTGATCGCATAAGGAGGTAGGACGATGACTCAGCTTAGTAACGACACAATGGCTCGCTTGGAAGCTCTGAGGAAAAAGCTTTGCGGGGATGGATGGGGATCGACGATTCCTCACGAAGTAGCGCACATACGTGCCGGGGCGCCCCCCAACATCGTGTCCTATAGCGTGGGCAAGATACTCACCACGATCAACGGAAACGTTACGAAGCTCGCCAATGACCTGAAGAAATTCCACGCTCAGCAAGAAGGGAAGTCCTGGAATATTCCGGCGAACTTTACGGACGACTTCGTGAAGCTGTGCGGACAGCGGGGCGTGCCGATCACGGAGATTCAGGTGGCCGAGGAGCCGGTTGCGGAAGCGCAGGTAACGCTGACCGATATTCCGAATCCGTTTGACCGTCAGGAGTTCCCGGAATTCGATTTGCAGGCCTAACAATTCGATGGGCGCTGAGCCGCGTCGCAACACAGCGGTACCGGATCGGGTGCAATCCCCGACAGCGCCCATACCAGATTAGCGGAGGATTGACCGCGCTGTTGACATTTTGGTCCCTGAATGGAGGAAGAAAATGGACGTGATGACGGAATATGCAACGTATCGAGTATTGATCCAACAGCGCGATGGCGCATGGGAAAAGCTGGCGACTGCGGAAAGGGTCAACGCGTCCCTTGAGGCGACGATTCGCGACCTCCTCGAAAAGCTTGCCGCAGCGACCAAGAAGCTCGAAATAGCGGCGATAGCACTGATGTCGATTAAGATGAACGCAATGGGCAGTCCGGTCGGGAGTTATGCGGGAGACAAGCTGCACGAAATGGGCGACGTGAAGCCATGACGCGATATTGGCGCGTGCGAGACTGTGCTTTGGAAGAGGCCGCTTGCCAGATTGATGCAGGCTTGCGTTTTCACCGGCGAATGCAGAGAGAGGCCGCCAATCCCGAGCACAGGAGGGATCACTATCAGATGGCCCGAGAAGCTGAAGTGTTGGCGGATCGCATACGGGGAATGAAGGTTGATTGCTGCGGCCACGACCACTCTGTCCACAAGGAGACGAAGACATGACTCAGAAGCGGAAGCCGCTTTTGCCGCCACAGCGGCCTATGACCAGCGCCGAGGTTGAGAACATGAACGCCTATCACAAGAAGCTATTTCGCCCAGTAGCAATGCCGGAGCCTAGCGAGGAGGATGTGTCGACGAACGACTACCAAATCAAGTATATGGTGGACCGATTCCTTGAGTGGCGGCTGCCAGAAAACTTTACCCCGGACGCCGGAATCACCTTCAAGCTAAATTTCAACGAGAGGTACCAGCGCAACAAGTTCTTTGGAGGAACGCTCTGATGGTAATAAATGATGTGGATGTGGGCAATGGGCTGATGGATTTCGCCTGTGTGTCTGACTTAGAGGACTATATCGCCGAACTACGAGAACGCGCCGCGCTGGCGGTATTGGAGGCGAGGATCGAGGAAGCGGAATGGTGGATCAAGGATTACTGGGGATCACTCGAAGAGGTACGACTTGATGCGGCCACGAGGTGGTCAGATTACCAGGCCCAGCGAGACAAGCTAAAGGAGGCTACCAATGCCAAATCCAGGACCACATGAAGTGCAGAACTTTATAAACAATGATCCATTTGAAGATTTTGATGATGCGGAAGATAGTGATCTCGACTTAGATGAGGACGAATATGTCGACTGCGCCATGGATTGTTGCGGTTTATGCGGCAAGGCCGGCAGTGAGGAGTGTGAATTTGAGTGCCCCTTTAATCGTCACTAAAAAAATGCGTTACGAACGGCAGCGCAGGGAGTGTGAGCGGTGCGGCAAATCTCAACTGAGGGATGTTCGGACGTGAGCGTGCAAGGTGCGGGACACGTCAAGATTCGCACGCTTGCCGAGGAGCGTGAACGCGAGGAGCGCGACCGTAAAAACCGCATCGACTGGAAGCGGAAGTACCGCGCAAAGCAGAAAGCGAGCCAACCACGAAACGCAAAAGCTCAAAACTAGAGGACGATCTCTTTGCCGAATTTGAATTGTTCGGGCTGGAGCTACCCGTCCGCCAGTATCGCTTTCATCCCATGCGGCAGTTTCGCGCCGACTTCGCATGGCCGGAACGCAAGATTCTGCTCGAAGTGCAGGGTGGCATCTTCATGCCAGGCGGTAAGGGCGGCCACAATCGCGGTGCCTACATGGAGCTTGAATACGAAAAGCAAAACGAAGCGGTCAGACTTGGCTGGGCCGTTTATAAATTCGGGCCAAAATGGTGCCATCGGCAAAAGCGCACCGCGCGGCCGAGTAAAGCGTTGGAGTTCATGTTCCGGGTTTTGGGCAAGACTGAGGCGCTTCCAATCGCAACAGATATTTCTTCTGTTCAAGTTCCCAAGAGAAAGAGTCTTGAGCCGTTCGTCTAAATTCAAGGAGCAAAAATGAAATATCGCATCGACGTAACGTTCACCGAAGCTCTGCTGGCCAGCTCGCCGCAAGACCCGAAGGTGTACGAGCAATTCATTGCCGCCAGAAAACGCAGCGACGCGGAAGACCGTGGCGATGAAGTTGCGACACTTCCCGCGGAGGAAATCGATATGGAGGCAATGGAGAACCCGGAAAGACAAACTGGAAGTGGCAAAGGTTTTCCGCATCGGCGTTTTCGTTGATGGTTCCAAATCCCGATAAGATACGTTACACTTTGGGAATATGAATCAGAAGCAGAAGAGATTCGTTGCCGAGTACATAAAAGACGTGAACGGCACCCAGGCCGCAATCCGCGCGGGCTATAGCAAAAAAACAGCAAACGAGCAAGCTTCCAGGCTGTTAGCCAAAGCTAATATTCGTGCGGCTGTAGAGGCTGGCCAGAAAAAGTACATGGACAAGCTTGAGGTTACGACGGAGAGAATCCTTTCCGAACTTAGCCTGATGGGATTTGCGAATATGCTGGATTACATAAGAACGCAAAAAGACGGTTCGGCATATGTGGACTTCTCGAAGCTCTCCCGAGAACAGGCGGCGGCGATGCAGGAGATCACAGTCGAAGAATACACCGATGGCGGCGGCGACGATGCGCGACCAGTCAAGCGCACGCGGTTCAAGTTGGGAGACAAGCGGGGAAGCCTGGAGCTACTCGGGAAGTACCTGAAAATGTTTACTGACAAAGTTGAGCATACTGTCAGCACCGATCCTCTCGCTGAGCTTCTCGCCGAATTTAAGATCGAACACGAAAAATCAGCGGTGTCCGTTGACCCTTCGTCTTAATTACGGACCACGCCTCAAGCAATTAGCTTACAAGCCCCTGGAATTGGATTCCCGCCTCAACATCCTTGAGGGAACTGTCCGTAGTGGAAAAACGTGGGCACTTCAGCCAAAGATTCTACGGGCGTGCCGGTATCCAGTGAAGGGCTGGCGCCTGATTACTGGAGTCTCGAAGCAGACCATTTTCGCCAACGTTCTAAACGACCTGTTCAACCTGATTGGAACGAAACACTATAAATACAACCATCAAAGCGGGCTCTTGCGCCTGTTCGATTCGTATTGGATGGTGATGGGCGCGAAGGACGAGGGCTCTGAAAAGTACATCCGGGGAATGACTGTCGGCGTTGCGGTATGCGATGAAGTCACATTGATGCCGCACGAATTCTTTCAAATGCTCTTGACGAGGCTTTCCCCGGAAGGTGCGCGTCTTTACGGTACGACAAATTGTGATTCACCGAAGCATTGGCTAAAAGTTGAACTGCTCGACAATGAACCACTTCGCAAAATGGGGGTTCTGTCGAGTATGCATGTAACGATGGACGACAACCCAAACCTGAGCGAAGAGTACAAAAGATCGCTAAGGACGCTATACAAGGGCCTCTTTTACGAGCGATACATTCTTGGTCTATGGGTGATGGCCGAAGGGGCGATCTATCGGGATGTCCTCGGAAGTCATTGCCGTTTCGATGAAGACTCCAGGCCGGCCGGATTATATTCATCTTTCGCTGCACGCTATATAGGCGTAGATTACGGAACAACGAATCCATGTGTTTTCTTGGATGTGTACGATGATGCAAAGTGGCTATGGCAGGACAATGAATATTATTGGGATTCTGAAACGATGCAGCGACAAAAAACCGATTCTGAATATGCGGACGACATGATCGAGTTCATTGGGCCAAACAAAAGAGGAGTGATCGTGGTGGTGGACCCAAGCGCCGCCAGCTTCAAGACTGAATTGATTAAGAGAGGCCTGCTCGTGAAGGATGCAAAGAACGAAGTGCAAGAGGGAATTAGAAAGGTATCTTCCGCACTTAAGACCGGACTATACCGCATTCACTCACGATGCAAAAAGACTCTCAGTGAAATGGAGAATTATTCGTGGGATAAAAACTCCTCGCAAAAGGGAATCGAGAAGCCCATAAAATCGAATGACCACTGCTGTGACGGTGTGCGGTATGTTATACATACGATGGTTCCTGGATGGAGGATTGGATGAGCGGAAAAGCAAAGAGTTTGGCTATTCGCAAAAAGTTGAAGGCCCCATCGCAGAAACAGGCGAATGCCGCAAAAGACATGTACGCCAATCCAGCCTCTAACACCGGCTTCGGATCAACCAGTCAAGTAAACGCCGGGACCTACATCCCCTACCGTATTTCGCTCGACTATCTGAAACTTCTCTTCATGTATCGCGGTTCTTGGATTGTGCGTGCGGTAGTGGACACCATTCCCGAAGACATGCTAAAGGAGTTTCCCGCACTAGAGACGCAGCAGAAGGCCGAGGACATCGCCGAGTTCGACAAGATGGTCGCCAATACGATGACGCTGCAAAAGCTCATTGAGGCGTTGAAATGGGGGCGGCTGTTCGGCGGTGCTCTCGCGATCATAATCATCAAGGGCGACAACGATTTGTCGAAGCAATTGAAAATTGAAGATGTGGACATTGGCAGTTACCGTGGGCTAATCATTGTGGACAGGTGGAGTGGGGTTAATCCTGGGGCCGAACTTATTTCCGATCTCGATAATCCCGCCGAATATGGACTGCCAAAGTATTATCAGGTGACCACGGAAACAAATCAGAATTTTACCGTGCACCATAGCCGTGTTCTTAGGTTCACTGGGCGCGACCTGCCGCTATTCGAGAAGCAGATCCAAACATACTGGGGAATGTCGGAAGTCGAAGCGATATTTCAAGAACTCCAGCGCCGCGATTTCATCGAGGCTGGCATTGCCGACCTCGTATCGCGTGCCTATGTAATGGTGATGAAAGAACCCATGCTGGCTCAGATGCTCTCGGGTGTGGGCCTGTCGCAGCAGATGTATGTAGATTACGTGAATCGGCTGCGCGCCGTTTCGGAAAGCATCACAACGAACGGAATCCTGGCCCTCTCGGAAGATGGCGAGTTGCAATCGCAGGCATTCACTTTCTCGGGCCTGAGCGACATTGAGCAGAACACAATGAGGAATGTGTCGGCAGCGTGCGGGATTCCCGTTTCCCGACTGTTCGGAACGCTGTCTGGGGGACTCGGCGACAATGGAGACTCGGACCTGCAAACGTATTACGACACAATCGACCAGAAGCGCAAGAGGGAATTAAGGCCCATCTTCGACAAGCTGATTCCGATTATGTGCATGAGTGAATGGGGAGAAATTCCAGATGATCTGGATTATCATTTCCCTCCTATACGAACCGTGAACGACAAGGAAAGATTCGATCTTGGTCAGGCTCAAACCGAGCCTATATTCTCCGCATTCAATGCCGGAATCATTGGGAGGCAGACGGCGCTGCGTGAATTGAAACAGGCTTCGGATGTGACCGGCTTATTCACGAACATCACCGACGAGGACATTGCAAGTGCTGACGATGACGTATCCATGCCGGGAGAATCCAATATAGCCGATCCTAATAAATCAACGGACGATAAAGACTCGGAATCCTGAAGTGAAGACCGACCTGTTCTCGCCGCATCGCCGCATCGAATCCGAATTTCGGACGGCCATCAACCGGATATTCTTGCGGCTGTTTCAGTTGTCGCCCACGGACACAGCACGGCAGATCGATCAAAAGCTGGCAGTACTATCGAGCAATTCGGAGTTTCTCGAAGAGATTGGTGCGCGTATTGCCTTGCGCATGGCTACGCAGATTCGTGCGTCAAATGCGCGATCATGGCGTGAGGCTGCGCGCCGAGCCAGCCGAGGACGGGAAATCTACAATGCACTTGAACGCGAGATGCGAACCAACGTTGGCGAGCGCGTCAGTTCCATCGTCTCGGAAAACGCCAGGCTGATAAGCGCTATCCCAGACCGCATTCGAGAATCGGTCAACACGGAAATAGCCGAGATGCACAGGCAAGGTCTCAGGCACGAGGCTATTGCAGAGCATCTTCGTCGACGTGTTCCGGAACTCACGCGCAGCCGTGCCGCATTGATTGCACGAACCGAAACAGGGAAGGCGTCCACGGCGATCACGCAGGCGCGTAGCGAAGATTTGGGAATCGAATGGTATCAATGGGCAACGTCAGAGGACCAGCGCGTCAGGCCATCGCACCGCATCATGGACAAAGTCCTAGTTAGATGGAGCGATCCTCCGTCGCCCGAAGTTCTTGATCGATTGCCATCCGTGGGACGCTACGCTCCAGGTGAAATATGGAATTGCCGATGCGTGGCACTGCCTCTTGTGGCTCTTAATGTGGTTTCGTGGCCTGCCGTGGTATACATGAATCGATCACTCCGCAGAATGACGCGTGCGCAATTCGTGGATATTAGCGGGATGCAGCGTAGGGCGGCCTAGAATGGCTGGATTCCTTTTGTTTGAATCAATCGTGCCAAGGATCGATCATTGATGGCGGTTGAACCTCCCCACGGCTAAAGCTGGCGGATTCCAGACTGCCTTATTACTCGGCGATTATCAATGAGAGCAGCTGGCTTCTACGGATCAGAGTGCGACCGCCGATTTTGTACCGTGTCAATCGCTTCTGTGTCAGGAAACGTCTTATTGAAACTTCGCTCAGCGTAGTAAAAATCGCGGCCTCTTTGACGTTCACAAAATCTGAGGCTGTCCTGCTAACCTGATCCGTTTTAGCCATCGGTAATCCTCCTTGAAGAACTCAAGTATAGTGTGAGATACCCAGACAATGTCAAATAAAATACAGTCCAGGAATATGACAGCATGTCAACATCTAGGGGCGTTGTCGGCCGCCCGAGCCCAGAAAATAAAAGTTCTATCCCCACAGTTATTTCAGCCTATTTTTGATTCGCCAGCCAATAATCGGCTAATTCATGCGCCAGCACTCCAATAGCTTTGGACGATCCATCAGACGCATCGCTCACGTCCTCTTTTGACTTGCCAGCCATTCGAGCTGCTTCTCCGCAAGCTGCCTCTGTATATCTCGTTCCTTGCCAGCTAATCCCGTGCATGACCACACCAGGCAAGCAATCCACGCAATGACCGTCCAGCCGAGCAGAAGATTCAAAACGAAGATCGCCAGTTTGGATTGATGGCCCCGTGATTGAGCTACTATCGAAGGAAGGAAGTACGCGACAACTGCGAATACCGCAATGGCGCCTGGGTCCATCGGACACCTCCTTTCCGTTCAGTACTTGATGCCTTTTCTTTCGGCCATGTCCCGCACGGCCAATTCCAGAACGTGAGCTTTACCTATACCGAGGTTTTTTGCGAGTGCTGCCATGAGGTGCAATACAGTCACGCTGAGTCTTAGGTCTGCCCGCTTCCGTTCGGTCATCGTAATATTACCCGACATTTGCCGTGATTTTACCCGTCATTCTCCACAAAATCAATAGTCAATAGCGTAATTGCTGCATTTTGCTTTGCGGAATCCTGTTAGGTTTTCGTTGTCACATGCCCCTTGCTGCCGGAACTTCGCAAAAAGTTATCAGCAGGAATATCGCGACCGAGATACGCGCGGGACGCAAGCGATCCCAGGCTGCCGCCATCGCATACTCGAATGCGCGTAAGTCGAAAGACGCAGCCACGAAGACTCCCAGTAACAAGCTCAGTTATTACGCCTCCCTGCTGCCCGGCAAGGAATCTCAGTTTCAAACCCCGGAAGGCTACCGCATCTACAAAAACGTGCCAATCGCACGCACTGGAACTCAGACATACCTTGGACGGGAACTCAAAAAGAATGCTGGTTATGACCCTTCATGGAATCTTTCCGACGACGAGCAGGTAGAAGTCTATCGGCCAATCGAGGAAGTAACTGCACCGGAAACATTAGCTTCATTCGAGGGCAAGTCCGTCCTGGATGAGCATCCGGAAGGTGAAAAAATACTCGTGGACGCCCTGGACGAATACGACGGCTATACCAAGGGCCACGCGCAGAACGTTCGCGTCGGCGACAAGCTTCCGGATGGCGAGACTTCCTTGGTGGCCGACCTCCAAGTAAAGCACCCTGACCTGAATGTGAAGATCGATGGCGGCGTGCGTGACGTGTCCTGTGGCTACACGTTTCTGCTGGCCAAGGATGAATCCGGAAGGCTGATCCAAACCAAGATTCGAGGCAATCACATTGCCGTAGTTCCAAAAGGACGAGCCGGTGAAGAAGTTGGCATTCGAGACGCGGCAATCGACGAGGCTCCAATACGAAAGAGGGTGGCCATGAAATTCAGAGATTTGCTTAGTGCGATTGGATTCCAGAATTGGGCGAAGGACGCGAAGCCTGAAGAGATCGCGGATGCCCTCGCCGAGATGAAGGACGAAAAGGAAGACGAGGAAAAGCGGGACGAGAAAAAAGAGTCTAAGGTCAAGGACCGCAAGAAAGCGGCCCGCGATGCCATGCACTCCGCCCTCGACGCCTACATGGACGCGAAGGATGACGACGAAGACGAAGGCCAGGAAGAGGGCGAAGACAAAAAGGCCAAGGACGAAGAGCCCGACGATGAAAAGGTCGAAAAGCTCGTGGAAGAGGAAAAGGCCAACGGCGACAAGAAGGGCGGAAAAGACGACGCCGAAATCCTGCCTCCCGATGAGCGCGGAAAGACTGAATGGAAGGTCGGGGACGCGGCGGCTTCTCTCGGCGCGATTCGCCCATTGATTGCCAAATCGAAGGATTGCAAGGCGATCAATGCCTTCAACAAGATCGCTCGCAGTGTGAAGGAGATTCAATCCGGAGTCAAGGATGGAGCGCCCGATCCGTTCGAAGCCCTTACAAAAATCAGCGGCGGGGCGAACGACTCAGAGCCTGACATTCCTATGTTCGAATTCTTCAATGGAAAGTCATACGCCGATGGACTCAAGGCGTGGAACGAGCATTTGAAGGCGAGAGGAGAACGACATGCCAGTTAGTGTAATCCCGGTTACAGGAGCACTTGAGCAGCCGGTCGGTGCAATTTCTCAGACAGACTTCCCGCTGATTAGTCCGCGACTGGTGGAGACGACCGACACGCTGAATATCAACTTCGGCGATCCGTTCGTGTTGAATCCCGACAATACCTATTCGAGTGTAGCTTCCTTCATTTCTAAAAACAGCGTTGCGGCATTCATTGCCCTCATGCAGGACAATCAGCCGCTATATCCGCTGGGCATCGCGAAGGACACAGTCGAGGCCAACGCTTACTTCCCGCTCTCTGGCGGAACTAACATGCCAGCCGGGTACTACGCGCCGGGCATGATTTGCAATGGCCTCACGCGCGGAACAATCAACATCGCGATCAATAACGGCACGCCTTCCGGGGCTGGCGTTCCGGTGTACATCCGGACGACCCTGAACGGCGCGATTCCGAATGGCGTGGTTGGTGGATTTGAGGCGGTTAACGATGGCGTGACTCCGGTGGGCACCGCATTTGCCGGCAATGTCGGCAATGCGACCATCGGCACTCTTTCGAACCTGCCATTTGCCATTACCGGAACCTACCTGGTCGATTTCTTTACCGCGACATCATTTTTGGTATTCGATCCAATGGGACGTTTCCTGGGAGTGGGAACCACCGGGGTTGCCTTCAATGCCGGGAATCAGATTCAGTTCACGATCACGGCTGGTGGCACGGCGATGACTCGCTCGGATGGATTCTCCATCGTCGCGGCAATGAAGACAATTCTTATCGAAAACATGGTCTTCAAGACGGGCCTGCTGTCTACCGATCCCGTCACGGCGCAGGTAACAGCGCAAGCAACGATTCTTGAAAGGAAGGTGGCATAAACCCATGATCGAAAAATACTCTACCGGGCGCAGTACGCGGAGAGACCCGGAACTCGAAGCGAAACTAAAGTCCTCGTCTTACTTGAGCGACCTGATGGCGCTTCGAATTCACGGTTCCCATGCTGTCAAGGACGCGGTCGCCACCGGGCAGATTTTCTTGCAGTCGGAGCTGAACAAGGCAGACACGATCCTGCATATGCCGCTCGAAGGGCATACGTGGTTCCGTGACGTGCCCCTGACCAATGGTGGCGGATGGGTCACTTCCGAAACGTCCGAATTCGTATCCGTTGGCGATTCGAATATCGACGGAGCTGGCGCCGGTGCAAACGACATCGGCGTGGTCAACTACACGCGTTCGCAGGACGTGTACCCTGCGTTCCCGTGGCAGCGCTCGATCCGCATTCCCTTAATCGAATCGCTGATGCTGGCCCAAGCCAACAAGAGCCCGAACGACATCCTCAACGATGCCGTGCGCGTGGTGTGGAACAAGACGCTCGACCAGCGTGTGTACGACGGGAAGTTTGGGAAGCCGGGCCTCGTAAATCAGGACGGAGTTACCGCGCAGGCGGCGGCGAATGGCGCGACATCCGGAACTCCAGGATGGGCGACGAAAACCCCCTTGGACATCTTCAACGACTTCCAGAACGCCGCATCGATTACATGGGCAGCTTGCGGATATGCGCTCGACTCCGTTCCGGATCGCTTCCTGGTTCCGGGAACGGCATATCCTCTCCTGCTTCAGCCAATGGTCCTTCCGACAGGAAGCGCGACCTCGGTCGGCATCTTCAAAAACGTTCTCGAATACATCAAGGCAAACTATTTCGGTCTGGCCATCAATGGCAAGACCCCCGAAATCGTGCCGGTTCCTAACTGGCTCGAAACGGTTGGCGCTTCTAGTTCGCGGCGCTTGGTGTCCTACAGCTTCAACAAGAATTTCGTGGAGTTCGGGATTCTTCAGGACATCCAGAGAATGGGTGGACCGCTATCGCTTCAGGATGGCGCATTCGTCGCAACGTACATCGGGAACACCGGGATCGTGAAGGCCAAAGCTCCCCAGACGATGCTGTACCAAGACAAAATTTGAGGAGCTCTCATGGCGCTAGTCATTTCGAATCGGAGACTTTCTTTCTCGGATGAAGAAGGAACACATACTGCGGTTCCTCTAGACCGTCCGCAGATATTTCCGGATAGATTTTTAGGCGATCCGTATTTCAAGGCGGCGCAGCAATCCCGCTGGATCGAAGTTGTCAATGCACCCGAAGCCGCGCCTGTCGATAGTCAATCATCGGTTGACGTACCGGAGGTGAACGACACAGCCACAAACACAAAAAAACAGACCCCGAGAAAGCAACTAAGGTGACAGGACTGCCGACGAGAGGGGCGCTCGCACAGAGAGGCGCGGGCGCAGTGGACTCCTTTGCGGTGAGTATAAAGACGGCATCTCGGCAGTCTGCCTCTTGCAAAGAGAAGAGCTGATGTTTCCTGACCTGACGCTATTCTACATGTCGATTTATGGAGGTTTCGGATACGACTATTCCGCGATTGGCGATGCGTATCAGGGCCTGGCGGCAGGCATCCCGCAGACAGGCAATCCACCGTATACCGTGAACGATTTTCTCTCTGTCTACCCTAAATTCTATGGTCCTGGAACTTCAGTAAGTGGCACCTTGACGGCCACGTCTCCAGTAATTTCCGGCGTGTCGTCGACCGCCGGCGTATTTCCCGGCCAGCTTGTAATTGGCAATGGAATTCCCGCTGGAACCGTTGTTGCAGGCACCACATCTAACACGATCACCCTTTCCCTGAATGCGACCGTTTCGGCAACCGAGACGGTGACGATTTACGAAAGCCAGATCGTGACGCTCGCGGTCATTCAGTTATATCTGAATCTGGCCTATGCGTCGTTGATGCAATCTCGGTGGCGCGAGATGTGGTACATCGCAATGGGTTGGTACATCGCGCACTTCCTGAGCCTCTATCTGCAATCCGATGGGAATACAAACACCACCGCAGGACAGATCGCCTCGCAGGCTATCGCCAATGGAATTCAGGTCAGTAAGTCGGTGGGAGATGTGAGCGTTACCTATCAGCCGCTAACCGCGCTCGATAACTGGGCGGCGTGGAACCTGACGATTTATGGGCAGCAGCTAGCAACGCAGGCTCGTGTTGTGGGATGTGGTCCGGTGTACGTGGGATGAGACATTTCTACATAACGGGAAACGTGATGTATGTCGCATCTTGGGCGCGCGAGTTTTTTAGCGAGAAAGCTATCGAGAATAGGCACAAGAGCAATATCCGGTTGGCCGTGAGCATCAAGAAATGACACCGAATATCTCACTTTCGAAGGGCGGACCTGGAATCAAGCGGTTTCAGTCAGCGCTCGCGAAGATCGCCAAGTCCGAGGTGCTGGTCGGCATCCCGCAGAGTCGCAACTCCCGAAAGGGAGAAAAGATCGGCAACGCAGCCCTGATGTACATTCTGGCGAATGGTTCGCCTGGCCACAAGATTCCCGCTCGCCCGGTAATCGAGCCTGCAATCGCGGCGGACGGAAACAGGCAGGCGATTGCCTCTGATTTGCAAGATGCGGTCAAGGGAATGCTAAACGATAATCCCACGCAGGCCACCACGGCCCTGCGCCGCGCGGGGATGGCCGGAAGCAATGCGGCGAAGGCGTGGTTCACGGACCCGCGAAATAACTGGCCTCCCAATAGGCCCTCCACGATTCGGCGCAAGAAGTCGGACCGGCCATTGATTGACACTGGGGATCTGCGGCGGTCGATTACTTACGTCGTTAGGGAATCGCGATGATAAGCGTGGCCGAGGTCGTCAACGAACCCGATCTGGCACAGGCATTCACGATCCTTCGCTCAACTGGCTCTTGGCTGAATGGGGTGTGGCAGTCGGTAACGGCCACCGTTCAGGGATATGGAGTAATCGCCGAACCAAGCGGACGCGACCTGGACATGGTTCCCGAGGGCGATATCGTTAAGGGGATGATGGTTTTCTGGTCCTCGCAAATCATTTATGGGACGCACGCGACCGCTGGCGTGGGTGGATCAAGCGACATTTTGGTGTGGCGCGGCGAGAACTACCGCGTGCTGTTCGTCAAGCAGTACGTCGATTACGGATACTGGCGTGCGATGGCCACGAGGATGAAGGCCGACTAATGGGCGCTTCGATCACATATCCTGACGGATCGGTTCTGACTTCCTCGGCGCTGACGATTGCTCAAATCAACGCGATCATGCAGCCGTTGACGTGCGGAATGATTGGGGTGGCCGACCCAACGACTACTTCACGGGTACGCATCGAATGGCCCACGGTCGGCGCACCGTTCCAGGAAGCGACCGAGGATATTTGCTACCTGCGTTGCGTTCCAAAGGATGACCCATACGACAAAATCCGCGATGTGTTCAATTTACCATTGAACGATACGGACCTGAACGAGCAGTGGAACTATACGAGGGCATGGTCGATTCGTTGGTGCTTTTACGGACCAAATTCAACCGACCTGGCGCGCGCTATCAGAAGCGGTTTGTACCAGGACTATTTTGTCGGTGCGCTGGCCCTCTCACAGCTTTTCCCGGTAAGCGATTTCCCGCAAGAGGTGCGTGCCCCTGAATTGATCGATGGGCAATGGTTTGAGCGCGTGGACCTGGAAGTTGAAATGTACGAATTCGTGACGGAGAACATTGACCGTCAGACGATTCTGAGCGTGGAAACGCTGATTGAAGGTAATGGCGGCGTTCTGGCCGACTTTACCGTTACGGCAAGTTAAGGAGATGCGATGGGCTCAACCCCGAGTTCTTTACCGCTAAGCGATATCGTTGTCGTGAACGTTTCGGTTGCCCAGGGCTCCGTTGCGCCGCGACCATTCAATCAGGGCCTCATTGTGGGCCCGTCCACCGTCATTCCATCATATGGAGCGAACGCGCGCATTCGCCAATATCCCTCTCTCGCTGCGATGCTGACGGATGGATTCGTTGACACGGACCCTGAGTACATTTCCGCCGGCCTGTATTTCAGTCAGGTTGCAGTTCCGCAATTCGTGTGGATAGGACGGCAGGACCTTACAGCCATCCAAACGGCGATTCCCCATAGTGGATCGGCGGGTACCGGATACGCAGTCGGAGATACTGTTACGCCGACGCAGGCTGGTGCGTCAAATGCAAAACTGGTCGTTCTTACTGTAGATGCTGGCGCGGTCCTAACATTGGGAACCACCCCTGGCAATCAGGGGACCGGATATTCCGTTGCCACGGCGTTGCCGACAACGACGAGTGGAGCAGGAACCGGCCTGGAAGTTGATATTACGGCCATCGGTGAAACTTTGCTCCAGGCTGTCGAGGCGTGCAGCCTGGTGAACCAGCAATGGTATTGCTTCATGTGCTGTGGGGCGGTAGACGCCGATCATCTCGCTTTGGCCGCATGGTCCTCGGCGAACTGGATGACGGCCATGTATTTTGGCTCGACTGCCGACAGCTCTATTCCAGCCGGAACGACCGGCAATCTTGCCCTCGAGATGCAGGCGGCGAAGTATCGTGCCTACCTGAGCTATGACACCACGCAGACGGGGGACGAGTTCCCGAATAACATCTATGCAGCCGCCGCGATTATCGGGGCCGCGTGCGGTCTGAATACTGGGCTGGCCGGGAGCGCCTTTACCCTCAATCTCAAGTCCCTTGTAGGCATTGCGCCGGAACCTCTCACGCAGACTCAATATGCGGCCATTGCGGCGGCGAACTGCAATACATGCGCGAGCTTTGGACCATATGACGGATACATAGTTTCGGGAATCCTCTCAAGCGGAGAATTCTTCGATCAGATTCTCGGCCGCGCCATGCTTGTCAACCTGATTCAAACCAATCTGATGAATTTACTTGTCAGTGTACCGAAGATTCCGCAAACGGACCCAGGAGAGCATCAGCTTATCGCTCAAGTGGAAAACTCCTGCGCGCAGGAAGCCTTGATCGGCTATATCGGACCCGGCGTGTGGGAAGGCGCGCCCGTCCTGAATTTGACCACCGGCCAAGCGTTGCCTCAAGGATATTTTGTGCAAGCGCAGTCCTTTACGCAGCAATCTTCGGGAGATCGCGCGGCGCGTAAGGCCATGCCAATTTACGCCGCGATTCTTGAGGCAGGCGCGGTGCATAGCGTTATCGTTAACGTGAACG